GACTGGTTCAAGTTGGAACGTGGGGTGGAGTTGCCCAACTTCACTCGCTTTGATGACTGGTGGAAACGCGGCGAGAACTTGTACCTCGACAACTTCGAAAAAGTAGGCTTTGCGCAAGTGAGGCCAGACGAAATTCAAATGGGCGATTGCATCTTGATGCAAGTGGCGTCTCCCGTTCCCAATCATGCCGCCGTCTATCTTGGGGATGGACTGATTCTGCATCACTTGCAGGGGCGGCTATCAAGCCGAGATGTCTACGGTGGCTACTGGCAAAAAGTTACAACTCACGTTATCCGACATGGTCACAGTCATTCTTCTCGGTGAACTCGGTCGTTGCTTTGGCCGCAGGCATAACCTCGCCATTGGCTCGGCTGCCGAAGCGATTCGAGCCCTTTCGGCCAACTTTCCTACCTTTGAGCGGGAGTTGGTTGCCTCCGGCGAACGTGGTGTTGGCTACCGGGTGCTTGCTGGCCGGGATTCCCTTAACCTGGAGCGATTACATGAGCCCACCGGCTCCCAGCGCATCACGATTGCGCCGGTGGTGTCTGGTGCTGGTGGTGATGGCCTTGGTCAAATCTTGCTTGGCGCAGCATTGCTTGCTGTCGCATGGTGGAACCCGCTTGGCTGGGCTGCATCGGGGGCATTTCTGTCCCAGGCCACGCTCTACTCGGTGGGCACAGCCATGATTCTTGGCGGTGTTGCGCAGATGATTGCACCTACACCCAAAGCCGCAGAACCATCTGAGCGTCCAGAGAACAAGCCCAGCTACAGCTTTAATGGTGCAGTCAATACGACCGCTCAGGGCCACCCCGTGCCAGTGGGATATGGTCGATTGATAGTAGGTTCAGCCGTGATTAGCGCTGGTATTGATGTCGACGAGATTCCTGCATGACAGATTTGATTATTGGTGCAGGAGGTGGAGGTAAAGGGGGTGGTGGGGCCAGCGCACGCGTGGCCCAAGAAGCGCCTGACAGCTTGCGCTCCAAAGCCTACGCAAGGGTTGTCGACCTCATTTCCGAGGGCGAGATTGAGGGTTTGGTCAATGGACTGCAATCTGTTTATTTGGACGACACACCTATACAGAATGCCGATGGAACGACCAACTTCTCTGGTGTGACGCTTGAGACCAGAGATGGCACTCAGCAGCAAAGTTACGTACCCGGATTCTCTTCTGTCGAGAATGAGGTGCCCGTTGGCGTGGAGATTAAGGCGAGCCAATCCGTGGTGCGCTCAATCACTGATCCGGATGTAGATGCTGTAAGGATCAAGGTGAGCGTAGGTCAACTTACTAACCAAGACACGACCAACGGAGACCTTAACGGTAGCTCAGTCACATTCGCCATCGATCGGCAGGTCAGTGGTGGCGGGTTTGTCGAAGTGATCAACGACACGATCTCAGGCAAGACCACGACCAAATATCAGCGCAGTTACTACGTGCCTCTCATTGGCAGCGGTCCATGGGAAATCCGTGTACGACGAATCACGGCAGATTCAACCTCCAGCGCCATTCAGAACAAGACTTATCTCGACTCCTACACCGAAGTTGTTGAGAGCAAGCTGCGTTACCCAAACAGCGCCTTGGTTGCATTGAGGGTAGATGCTTCGCAGTTTTCTGCCATCCCTCGGCGCAGCTACGACATGAAGCTGCTGCGTGTCCGTGTGCCGGTGAACTACGACCCTGGAACACGAGCCTACAGCGGCGTGTGGAATGGAACCTTCAAAATCGCATGGACTGACAACCCTGCGTGGTGTTTCTACGATCTGGTCACCAGCACCCGGTACGGCTTGGGTGGTTACATCCCTGAGTCTCAGGTGGACAAATGGGCGCTTTACCGAGTAGCCCAGTATTGCGATCAGTTGGTGCCTAACGGGCTCGGGGGCTTTGAGCCGCGCTTTACCTGTAACTTGTACCTTCAGACTCGCGAGCAGGCTTACAAGGTCGTGCAGGACATGGCCTCGATTTTTAGAGGCATGGTGTATTGGTCGGGTGGTGCAATTACGGTCACACAGGATGCACCCAGTGATGCGGTTTACCAGTTCGCCCCAGGCAACGTGGTGGACGGTGAGTTTGCCTACCAAGGTTCTTCTGCTAAAGCTCGTCATACCGTGGCGCTCGTGACCTGGAACGATCCAGATGATTTCTACCGTCAGAAGGTTGAATACGTCGAGGATGCCGCCGGTATAGCCCGCTATGGAATTGTGCAAAGCGATGTAGTTGCACTCGGTTGTACTGCTCGAGGTCAGGCCCACCGAGTGGGCAAGTGGCTTTTGTTCTCCGAACAATCGGAATCTGAAATTGTTACCTTCCGCACGGGTTTAGAAGGGGCAGTAGTCCGGCCGGGCGATGTGATCAAGGTAGCCGATCCTGTCCGAGGCGGTATGCGCCTGGGCGGCCGTATCGCCGGTGCAACGGTCAGCACTGTGACGATCGACCAAGAGTTGCCCGCTGATTTACCTTGGCGACTATCGGTCGTTTTGCCAAATGGCGTTGTCGAAGAGCGTCTGGTGGGGCCTGTTTCCGGGCGCACTCTGACAGTAACGATACCGTTCAGCACGGCTCCTCAGGTTGACGCAATTTGGGTTTTGGCATCCTCAATCATCGAGCCGCAGCTTTTTAGGGTGGTGGCAGTTGCTGAACGTGATCCGGGTGTCCATGAAGTAACAGCTCTAGCGCACAACCCAAGCAAATATGCTTCGATTGAAGAAGGGCTGGCACTTCAGCCACGATCGATTACTGTGCTCTCGGACGTTCCACCGCCTCCTACGGGGTTGGTCATGCAGGAAAGTCTTTACCGGGTCAAAGATCAGGCTCAAGTCTTGGTTCAGGTCTCTTGGTCCGAGGTTCAAACTGCCATTGCATACCGGCTGTCTTACCGAGTGGCAGGCGGAAACTTCGTAAGCCTGCCCTTGACCAGCGCCAATTACGCTGAAATTCGTGACGCCCAAGAGGGGCAGTACGAGTTCAGCCTGAGAGCAATTGGCATCACCCGTAAGGAGAGCGTTCCCGTAACGCTCAACGCGACAGTGCTGGGCAAGACGCTACCGCCATCGGACGTCACGGGATTTACTGTTCAGCGCCGAGTCTCAGACTTGATGATTGCCTGGGATGAATTGCCGGATGCTGACCTCTCAGGATACGAGGTCCGCGTGGGGCCAGGTTGGGATAACGCGCAATTAGTGGCCAAGACATCAGGTACGCAGATGTTGCATGACCAAAGTGCAGCAGGGCAGTACCCGTACCACATCCGCGCGATTGATACCTCCGGGAATTACAGCGCACATGTGACGACCTTTGTGTTGAATTTGCTTGCTCCAAGCACGGTTCGGCAGTTCGATGTTGTCCAATCGGCCAACCGCTTGGAATTTCGCTGGCAACCTAACCCTGAGCCAGAAGTGGTGGGCTACGAATTGCGGGAAGGTGCAGCTTGGGACGCTTCTCTTTTTGTGGCCGAGGTCAAGTCCACCAGCTACACGCTGCCTTCCGGCTTTGATGGCGAGCGTAAATTCTGGATCAAAGCAATTGCGTCACCTGGGATTTACAGCGACACCCCGACCTTCGTCTCGACGGTGGTTGCTCAACCTCAAAACGCAAATCTGATCCTCGCACGTGATGAGCAGGCTTTAGGGTTTCCTGGCACTAAGCACTTTGCATCGGTCGTCTCGGTCAATGGCCGCAATGTGCTGCGCATGAGCACCGGTGCTCAGACGGCTGAGTATCTGTTTGAGTTGGACTTGGTCTCACCCATCCGTGCCCAAAACACACTGCTAAACAGTTTGGGTGCATCGGTTGATGACCGAACAACTTGGCTGGAGGCGAACTTCCCTTGGGCAAGCGATGCTGCCAAACGGCAATGGGCTTATGACGGTGCAATTGCCAACGTGGATGCCCGGTTTCAAATTGCGCGTGAAGATGCGCTGCAAGACGGAGAAATTTACGGCTGGAGGCTTAATGGCTCCACCGCCGGTCTTGGTAATCCGTTGCTAAGCCAAGCAGCAAGTGTCAGTTACGCTGCAGGCCGGTATGGCGACGGGCTGATGGTGAAGGACACGACCCGAGTCGCTTGGGGTGTAAACATTCCAGAAGTCTTTCACACGTCATTTTGGTTTGCGCCATCTGAGATTACGACTTGCGTCATCTGGGCGGCGACAGGCTCATCGGGTCAACTGCTCGTGGGCTACGACTCTACCAATGGTTCCTTTTTCCTGGAGGACCATCTCGCAAGGCGAGTGAATGTGGCGTTCTCTGTATCCATCACTGACCGGATTTGTCTTGGTGTTTGTCAAACGGCCACCGAGCGCCGACTCTTTGCTGGACGAATGGGTGGTGATATCGATTCGGCGAGTGCTGCAATAGCGCCGATCGGCACATTTACAAGCCTGCGTTTGTACTAGATCTAGCTCAACAAAATTTCACCCCAACCGTGGCGCTGCTCTCGCAAGAGGCAGCGTCATTTTTTTTAAATGAGGACTTTTATGATCCAAGAATCTATGCAACTTTATGGCGCGATGACTCTCATCGTGCATCGTGCCAACGGTGAGGTTGAAACTGTTCACAAGGACAACATCATCGTCAACGTAGGCTTCGACTTTATTGCCGATGCGATTGGCAAGTCTGTCAGCCGTCCCAACGTGATGGGCTTTATTGCGCTTGGCACAGGCACTACCGCAGCCGCAGCAACACAGTCGGCGTTAGTGACGGAACTCGACCGAAACGCCGCGACCTACGCGCACACGGCGGGAACCAAAACTTTTACTTTCACAGCTGACTTTTTGGCTGGCGATGGAACTGGTGCAATCACAGAGGCAGGGGTATTCAACGCTGCGTCAGCAGGCATCATGTTTGACCGCGTGGTATTCCCTGTGGTCAACAAAGGTGCCGATGACAGCCTGACCGCCGTTTTCACCTTCACGATGAGCTGATCGTCATGCCCGAAACGGTGACGGTCACTGAAACCCAGGGATCTCGCTACACCTGGGCATCGGCCGGATTCACATGGTCGAGTGCCAGTGCAGGGAAAAGCTGGACAGCAGCCTATCCTGCGGTCTATAGCATTGCTGTAGTCGCAACGCTTGCCTTCATCGAAGTTGGGTCGCGAAGCTGGACAAAGCGTTCGAGTGAGAGCCTTCCAATTTCAGAAGGGCAAAAAAATATATTCACCCTGCGTGAATCTGAGGCGGTTGGTTTTTCTGAAACCTACTCGGACCTCATCGCTTTTGTTTTGCGCTGGGTTGAATCGATCGCTTTTGCAGAAGGCGTCGCGAAAGGTAATAAAAAACAAGCGGCAGAGTCATTCCAGGCTGCTGATTACCTTGCGCGATCACTGACAAAAAATAACGGCGAAAGCGTTACATGGTCTGAATCACTTCGGCAAAACAGCGTAAAGCGCCTGGCTGAAGTGATGCCCATCTCTGAATCCCTTCAAAAGCTAATCGCAAAAAACAGGTCCGAAAGCTTTGGACTAGGCGACGACTTGGATCGGGTCATCACAAAGCAGGTTGCAGAGGCGATTGCGTTTGCTGAAACTTACACAGACCTCATTGCCTTTGTTCTGCGAGTGAGCGAAGGCCTTGGCGTCAGCGATTTAGGCGCGAAGCAGGTAAGAAAGCCACTCGTTGAATCCTTTGGCACGTCTGACAAGATGGCGCGTCAAACGATCAAACGGGTTGCTGAGGCCGTGGCCATTGGCGAGGCACTAGGCAGAGCGGTGGCATACCGGCGCAACCTCACTGATGGTTTTGGTGTATCAGATGCACTACGAAAAGCTTTGAGGCTGACAGCTCGAGAGGCACTACTTCTTGCCGAGCAGTACCGCAGGCACGCCAATGGTGTGATCAGCGACATGATCGTTGCAAGCGGTGAGATTACTGAAGATGACTTTGCGGCCATCGTTCAGTCTGGACACCCACCAGGCTACACCGACTTTCGAGACTTCATTCAGGGTGACTACACCTACCGGCGCGCCTTATTTCGTGCGATCTTGAACTCAAGAAACTCAGATCGAGGGTTTATTGATGCCCTGAGAGTAACGGTCGACGTGCCCGACATCTTCGACCGAGGAACAGCGCAGGTTACCGACGCAGCGGTGGGTGTCGCAATTACTTTCACACGTGCCTTTCGAGTTCCTCCCGAAGTAACTATGACCCACAAGGGCGGAACGGTCGTGGCAATAGCGAGGTTAGTTGGCTCCATCACAACAGTCGGTTTCACCGCTGTACTGGAAAACACGTCCGGCACTCGAGTTGCCGGTTCTTTCACTTGGATTGCACAGGGGTACTAGATGCAAAACTTTACTGACATACCGTCGTCGCGTTCTCTCTCGGATTCGCTCATTGAGATTTTGAACAACGACAAGACCGGGATTTCTTGCAACAGCGGAACCACATTCCCGACTACGAACCAGCAAGTTGGAATGCTTTGCTACCGCACAGATCAGTTGAAGCTATATCTGTTGATCGGAACCAACCCCGATAACTGGCGCTTGATCATGGACCTGGCCAGTGGAATTGACACTCAGTTTGCTGCCAAGCTCAACTCCGCTTCCTACACGGCAGCAGATGTCTTGGCAAAGTTGCTGACTGTTGATGGCGCGAGCACAGGGCTTGATGCCGATCTTTTAGATGGTCAGCATGCAAGCGCATTTGCTTCAAGCACACACAACCACAACACAACGTACCTTGGTATTTCGGCCAAGGCAGCAGACGCAGACAAGCTCGATGGCTATGACTCCACCGCGTTCGTAAGGTCGGTAAACGGAGCTGGTCCTGACGCTGCTGGTAATGCGACCGTCAATATCGACCTATCAAGTCGGGTAGCTAAGTCCGGCGACACGATGACGGGGAATCTGACGATACAGAACACCGCCCCGACCATCAACATGCAGGACACGGACAACGTGACCCGCTACCTCCATGTAAACAGCAACCTGATGGGCTTTTTGAAGTCAGACGGTAACTGGGATATGTACATGAACAACAGCGGGTCGTTGTGGACCGCAAATTACGGTTGGCTCCATGACTATTTCTTCAACGCTGTTAGCAATTGCTTTAGAAGCTACAACCCCACAGCAGGTTGGCAAGGAGCCCCAAACTGTGCAGCAAATACTGCTGACTATTACAACTGCGGCGACATACCCCCTCAACCGTCCGTATACATGTTGCGGTTATCTGATGGCGGCTCAACTATCAGTTTTGGTTCCCAAACTACGCGCTACAACTGTAATTGCGACTGCAACTGTTGCTGAGGAGAAATTATGAAACTTTATATAGGCAACAAGAATCCTCCTTTTGCTTTGGATGTGTCACTTGATAGCACGCAACTTTCTTACAGCGTGCGGGCCATCATGCAAAAAGAGTTTGTTGGTGATCCCACAAAGGAACACCCCAACGGCGGCAAGTTCTTTGATCAATCTTTGATTACTGAATGGCGCGGTGAATTTGGAGTATTTGGCGAACCAATCTACCAACGCACACTTGATCTGGATTCATTTCGCCAGCATCCTGAGTACTCAGATCACGCTAGTTTCATGCTTTACGCTCCGGTTGGGGTGATGGAGAGGTATGAAACACCCTCAGGGTTCTTCGTACAGACACCTAATCTCTACGTGGCAACTTTGGCGTCCAAGATGGATGCGCAAGCTTTTCATGCCTCGGTGCTTCAAACCCATCCGATTGGCCACATCCTGGTGCCATTCAAATCCTCCCCGATCGACGACTGGACACTGGGGTTCAATGTTTTTTCGCCAGAGTTGGTCAAGGCCAGTCGCAACATTGAAGTCATCCCCGCCATCACGCTGGCCCTGGTTCGGGAAGAAACCTTGCCTGTGGTTCGGTTTGTCGGTGGCCCATCCATCAATGTCTCAGCCAGTGGAGAGGTGAGCATTGATTTCCAGCTCGAAACCCCAGACGGTGATCCGATTGAGGATCGAGACGCCGAGGTGTATCTGGAGTCCACCGCTGGGTATCTCGTTGCACGACGGGTCAGAACCTCTGGTGGCTCAGGCTGTACGGTTTTCAGACCGAGTGGCATGGCAACAGGGGATGTGGCCAAGATCAAGGTGGGGTTCAAGTACTTCTCGGGGACCGATGACCTGCTGGTGAATGTCCAATGAGACTGAACCTGTTTCCCACAGCCGTGGGTTTATGGATGCTCAACACTCCTTCCAGCTTCGACCAATGCCTGTACCTGGACCTGCTTAAGGTTCATGGCGCGATGAAGACTGAGGCTGGGGAAATCTGGGACCGTCATCCTCACGACGTCTTTGACGGGTCTGTCCCCAGTGCCACCCAACTGGCCAGTATGGCCATACCCATCCTGCAACGTGACTTTGTAGGCCCAAAAGGGCGGATCACCCATTTGCAAGGGCGAGAAGTTGTGCGAGTTGCTGGCGTGGAAATCATGCCGCACTCCGACGAAGACGAATGTCATTTGCAGGCGGTGTATTTCCCAAACGGTCCTGAACTTGATCCGTCAGAAGATCTGCTGGAGCAAGTTAACCAATACGGTCCGAACGCCTTTGCCATTTGCAATCCCGACTGGCGATCTTCAGGTTTTGGCAAGTGCCTTATGCCGTGGGAAAACCACGCGAAGTTTTGGATCAGACCTCACAGGGGCTTGCTTGTGGCATTTGATGCTCGTGCTGTTCATTTTCAGAAGCCCTATACGGGCGAAGTTCCCTTCATGCAGGTGCTACTCAACATAAAGGTGGAAAGACTCAATGGCTAAATTCATAATCACGACAGTGGATCCACGAACAGAAGCGGTCGTACCTCTTATGTACGATAACTCGGACTCCAGCTTGACCGACCTTCAGGGACGATCAATGGTTCGAACAGTAGATCCCACGCTTCTAGTTTCTACGCAGGATGCTCTAGTGACATCCCGTGAAGCTCCGCTTGGGAAAACATCCCCGCGCGTACTTAAGATTTCTCTTGGTTTGTCCTGCAACTACTCATGCGAATACTGTTCGCAGCGGTTCGTTGCCCGAAACATAGAAACCAACCCAGACGACATAAATTGGTTTCTGGCATCTTTAGACAGTTGGGTCCTAACCCCCCCAGATGCCATCGAGTTCTGGGGTGGGGAGCCATTTGTTTACATAAAGACTCTCAGACCCCTGGCAGATGCCTTGCGTCAGAAGTTTCCGGCTGCCAGGTTCTCAGTGATAACAAATGGTTCGTTGTTGAATCCTGAAACCAACCAATGGCTTGAAGACTTGGGGTTCACCGTCAGCATCTCCCATGATGGGCCTGGCCAGCATGTGCGGGGGCCAGATCCGCTGGAAGATCAGCAGGTCAGGACTGCCATCTTGGACCTGTATGAAAGGTTAGCTCCTAAGGAGCGTTTCAGCTTCAATGCCATGCTTAATCGAGACAACCAGTCTCGCGCAGAAATTCAATCGTTCTTTGTGAACCTCACGGGTGATCCGAATGTACTGATTGGTGAGGGAGGTTTTGTTGATGCTTACGATGCAGGTGGAATCAATCAGTCGCTACGGGCAGATGAGTTTCATTCCTTTAGGCGTCAAGCGTTTCACGATATCCGGCATGGCAAGGCGAGTCGCATCGCGAGCGTCCGGGATAGGGTGATGTCATTTGTTAACTCGCTACGTTTCATGCGTCCTGCGTCTAGTCTTGGGCAAAAGTGCGGAATGGACCGGCCTGATTCAATCGCTGTTGACCTCAAGGGCAATGTGCTCACATGTCAGAACGTGAGTGCTGCTGCGTTGGCTCCGAACGGAGAGTCTCACCGCATTGGCCACACTAGCCAGATGGATCAGGTGGCGCTCAAAACAGCAACGCACTGGTCACATCGATCCGAATGTCCGAAATGTCCAGTGCTGCAAATTTGCAAAGGTTCATGCATGTTTCTTGAGGGGCCGCTTTGGGAAGCGTCTTGCAACAACGCTTATTCCGATGCACTCCCAATCTTTGCGTCTGGGATTGAGTTTCTCACTGGTTTGGTGCCTGTCTTCATAGATGGTGACATCCCAGAGGCCAGAAAGGATATTTTTGGATTTAGCCACACAAATTCCAATGGAACCGAAGCTACTCGCAAACCATTTCCGGTTCCGGTTGTTGCCGCTTAAAAAATAAAAATTCTTACTTCAAGCCCGCCGGGTTAACTCCTGTGCGGGCTTTTTCTTTTTGGAGATGCCCATGACAGAAGAATCCACTAGTTCACAAAACGCTGACATCCTGAACCTTCGCCCGGAGGATCTGGATGATTTGCTTACCCGCGCCGCCGAGCGAGGGGCAGAGCGCGCATTGGCCTGCCTTGGCCTCGAAAACGGCCACGCTGCCCGCGACATCCGTGACCTGCGCGGTCTCATCGATGCCTGGCGAGAAGCGCGCCGAACCGTCTGGCAAACCACAGTCAAGGTTCTGACCACCGGTGTGTTGGCAGCACTTTTGGTTGGAATCGCCATCAAGTTGCGTCTGATGGGAGGGCCTCAATGATTGAGACACTATTAGGCGGCTTACTGGGCGGCGCGTTTCGCCTGGCTCCCGAGGTCCTGAAATGGTTCGACCGCCAAGGAGAGCGTGGCCACGAGTTGGCCATGCAGGACAAGGCGCTCGAGTTTGAGAAACTTCGTGGTGCTCAACGCATGTCCGAGATCGGAGCAGCTGCCGATGGCGCATGGAACACAGGCGCAATCGAAACTCTTCGCGATGCTGTGCGCACTCAGGGTGAAAAAACTGGGGTTGTCTGGGCCGATACACTTTCCAGCACAGTTCGCCCAGTGATCACCTACTGGTTCATGGCGCTGTATTGCTCGGCGAAGACGGCAGCATTCGCGGCTGCTTTGTCTGCCGGTGCTGACTGGGGTACGGCAGTTCTGCACGCCTGGACTGAAGCCGACCAGGCGCTGTGGGCCGGGGTCCTGAACTTCTGGTTCTTGGGCCGCGTGTTTGACAAGGTTCGGCCGTGATCGATGTTCCGCAAGCAGCTATCGACTTGGCCAAGCGCTTCGAGGGATTCTGCCGCGTGCCCAAGTCAGACCCTGATCGTGCTTATCCGTATGTCTGTCCGGCAGGGTTTTGGACCATTGGGTACGGCCATCTTTGCGATGCCAAGCATCCGCCGATCACCATGGAAGAGGGCGAGGCGTATCTCACTGCTGACATGGCCGATGCACTGAGAGCCACACTGCGCTACTGCCCGGTACTGGCCAATGAGCCGGAGGGACGGCTTGCGGCCATTGTTGACTTCACCTTCAACCTCGGGGCTGGTCGGTTGCAGGCGTCGACCCTTAGGCGGCGGGTAAATCAGCGTGACTGGTCAGGTGCGGCGCAGGAGTTGCGTCGATGGGTTTACGGTGGCGGCAGAGTGCTGCCTGGATTGGTGATCAGGCGGGAGGCAGAGACTTTGCTGCTTTTTTGAGCAACTGGCTGCTCTCTTTTTTGCCGATCCATCCATCTTATTGCGCCCTGAGCGAGGATGGCTCCAATGATGGCCATAGGGCTTGGTTTGGGTCTTGAATCGATTTGTGCTTGTGGGTGAGATTGCATGCTGCGGGCTCCGTTGAGTTCGTGGAGCCACATGTTTGCTTCGATCTCGAAGAGCTATCAAGTTATTTAACTGAAGATATCAAGTCAAGATGTAGAATTCTCTACATGAATTGGCTTTGTTTCATCACCAGTCTTCCCACAGAAAACGCCACCTTGCGTCAAAGGTCATGGCGCGCGCTCAAGGCCTGCGGTTCTGCAGTCCTGCGCGATGGCGTTTACTTGTTGCCTGATCAAGGGAGCCATAAGTCTGTCCTCGAAGCCATAGCGCAAGACGTTTTAGATGGGGGTGGAACGGCGTTGGTGCTGATCACCGAGGAGCCAGCAGGGCAGAACTTCAAACTGCTTTTCGATCGCAAGAGTGAGTACGTCGCTTTGCTGGAACAGGTCACCAAGGCAGGAGCAGGCCTGACGGATACCTCCATTCATGATGTTCTGAAACAAGCTAGAAAGCTGCGCAAGGCTTTTACTCAGTTGTGCGACATCGATTTTTTCCCAGGCGAGGCGCAGTCGCAATTAAACAGCGCTCTTGATGATTTAGAACAGACCTGCGCTTATGCCTTGTCACCTCACGAGCCAAGAAAGAATTCGGGCAGCATCGCAGAGCTTGGCATCAAGGATTACCAGGGACGTCTTTGGGCTACTCGTGCGCGACCATGGGTGGATCGTCTCGCAAGCGCATGGCTGATACGCCGCTTCATCGATACCACGGCCGCCATCACGTGGCTCAACAAGCCTGAGGACTGCCCCCCAAAAGCACTCGGCTTTGACTTCGATGGCGCAACCTTCAGCCACGTTGGTTCGCGTGTGACCTTCGAAGTGTTGGTCGCAAGTTTTGGCCTCACGAGTCCTGCGATGGTGCGTCTGGGTTTGCTGATTCACTACCTTGATGTGGGAGGCGTGCAGCCTGCGGAAGCCTCCGGTATTGAAAGTTTGCTTCAAGGCCTGCGTCAAAACATCGAAGACGATGACCAACTTTTAGCGACAGCATCTACCGTGTTTGATGGATTGCTGTGTGCCTTTAAACAAAGCGAGAAAGCAACATGAGCACCCCGACAGAAGAAACCCCCAACTTAAGGTTGAGTAACGATGCGCCGCAGGTAAGTTTTGCGCAGGCTTTTTGGTTTTGGCTCAAGCTAGGCTTTATCAGCTTTGGCGGCCCCGCTGGACAGATCGCCATCATGCATGAAGAGTTGGTGGTGCGGCGTCGTTGGATTTCTGAAAAACGTTTTTTGCACGCGCTCAATTACTGCATGGTGTTGCCTGGACCAGAAGCTCAGCAACTCGCGATTTACATCGGCTGGTTACTGCATAAAACACGTGGCGGCATTGTGGCGGGTACGCTGTTCGTACTGCCATCTTTGTTTATCTTGATCGCGCTTTCGTGGGTCTACATTGCCTTTGGCGACGTGCCGCTGATTGCTGGCATCTTTTACGGCATCAAACCGGCGGTCACCGCGATCGTGGTTCATGCTGCGCATCGAATTGGCTCACGCGCTCTTAAGAACAATGTTTTGTGGGCCGTCGCAGCGGCCAGCTTTGTGGCGATTTTTGCGCTCAACGTGCCGTTTCCATTCATTGTGCTGGGCGCAGCAGCCATCGGTTTCTTTGGGGGCCGTATGGCTCCGGAAATCTTTAAAGTGGGTGGGGGCCATGGCCAGGCCAAGGAGTCCTATGGTGTTGCACTGATCGACGACAACACCCCCACGCCAGAGCATGCTGTTTTCAGCTCGCACCGGTTGATTCAAGTGGTGACGATAGGCGCATTGCTTTGGATTGTGCCCATAGGCCTGTTGTTCTTGCGGTTTGGCTGGGATCACACCCTGACGCAAATGAGCTGGTTTTTCACCAAGGCTGCCTTGCTTACGTTTGGTGGTGCCTATGCAGTGTTGCCCTATGTTTATCAGGGTGCCGTTGATCAATTTGGATGGGCTACGGCAACTCAAATGATTGATGGCTTGGCGCTTGGCGAGTCAACGCCGGGGCCGCTCATCATGGTCGTGGCCTTTGTTGGATTCATTGGCGGCTATGTCAAAGAAGTGTTCGGACCTGAGAGTTTGTTTCTGGCAGGTGCCGTAGCTGCAAGCGTGGTCACCTGGTTTACCTTTTTGCCCTCTTTCTTGTTCATCTTGGCTGGGGGCCCCATGATCGAGAGCACGCACAACGATCTCAAGTTCACAGCGCCTTTGACCGCCATCACGGCAGCCGTGGTGGGTGTGATTTTGAACTTGGCGCTGTTCTTTGGCTACCACGTGCTCTGGCCTCAAGGCTTTGGTGGCTCTTTTGACTGGCCGTCAGCAGTGCTTGCCGTGGCCGCATCCGTAGCGCTCTTTAAATACAAACGCAATGTGATCCATGTCATCGCTGTCAGCGGTCTGATCGGCGTTGGCATTCGATGGTTCGCCGTATGAAAGCACAATCCATGAAACTAATTCAAATCATCGTTGGCGCGACCATTTTGGCCAGCTCTGTCACCGTGTCTTTTGCACAAGATCGTAAAACTGAACAAGCCATCAAGCACCGACGCGCAGCCTTCACGGTGATGAGCACTTATTTCAGTCGCTTGCTGCAAACGGTCGAAGGAGATCGTCCCTTTAACGGCCCTATGGTAATTTCAGACGCGCGCACTGTAGAAACATTGAGCCGGTTACCGTGGGAAGGTTTTGTACCGGGAAGCGAGAGGGGGGACACCAAGGCGAAGGAAGATATTTGGTTTGAAGAAGAGCGATTCAAAAAGCTCAGCACCGAGCTAGAGAGCAAAACAAGCAGCTTGGCCAAGGTGGCGGAAACCGGCGATTTGAAGAAAATCAAACTGGCATTCGAGCAGACACGTGATACCTGCAACGCCTGCCATAAAGAATTTCGCAAAAAGTGAGGTTTAATTTGGTCGATTGCACCACCCATCGTTATTGAGGCGATCCGATTTTTCAATTGCATTGCCGCACCAAAAATCGGTATCCACATTTAGAATGATGAACCTGACCCCAAGAGCTTGATCGGCTTGCTTTTGGGGGATTTAGGCGGTTTGCGATCTGGTATCTTCTAGCCCGCCAAAACTATTTCGAACTGATTCCAAGTCATTCGAACAATTTACATCCCGTTCGGAGCCTATTTGGGTGCGCTCCTAGAACACTTTCCGGATCGAACAGGCTTCTTCATAGGCCTCAATGTC